CAATGCATGGGGCTTTAATGAAGGAATTTCAGCATGGCAATATTTTTATCAGTGGTTGATTGAAGGTCATTTAGCCTTTGAAATTCTTTATGATGACTTACAAAACCCAAGAGAAATTATTGGATTTAAGGAAATTGATCCATCTACTCTATATCCACAAATTAAAAAGGATGCAGCCGGAAAGATCTTTTTAGAATGGGCTCAGAAAGTTGCAGGAGAATCTAAAGTAAGAACTCTTACAGATTCTCAAGTTCTTTACTTATCATATTCAAATCACTTTAGAACAAAACGTATTTCATTCGTTGAAAGAATGGTTAGATCATTTAACTTAATGCGTGTTATTGAACACTCTAAAGTTATTTGGCATACTATGAATGCTCCTATTCGTTTAACAACTAAAGTTCCAATTGGAAGTAAGTCCTTAAATAAAGCAAAGGAAGATGTTCGTGAATTTGCAAATCAATTAAAGGAGGATATTTTCTTTGATACTAATACTGGAGAAATCCAAGTAGATGGTCGCCCTAACCTATTATTCTATAAGAATTATATTTTACCAGTAAATGACCAAAATCAGGCAATTGAAATTGCTCCATTGGAATATGCTGGTCCAAATATGTCAGGTTCTGAACTTCTTAACTACTTCAAAGAAAAGTTAAAGATGGACTCCAAGATTCCTTATTCAAGATGGGATTCAGCAAATGGTGCAGGCCAATATACAATGAATGCTGAAGGTATTCGTCGTGAAGAAATTCGTTATAATAAGTTTATAACACGTCTTCGTTCAGCATTTAAAGAATTATTGACTAAACCTCTATATCTTCAAATGTGTCTTGATTTTAAAGACCTAAAAGACGATTACCGTTTTAAAAACGCAGTAGGTATTAATTGGCATGATGATAACGTATTTGAAGAAATCAAACAACAAGATTTACTTAATAAACGTCTTGCTACTCTTAACGCTCTTAAAGGAGTTGTTGATGATGAAGGTAAGCCATACTTCTCTACTGAATACTTGGTTAAAGAGTATTTAAGAATGAGCGATGAAGATCTTCAAAAGAATAAAGATTATATGAACCAAACTCCAACCGGAGAGGGTGAGGCCGGCGAAGCCGCAGCACCAGGTGCAGCACCTGAAGCCGGATCTGCTCCAGAAGGAGGAGCTGGTGCTGAAGCTGCAGCCGGAAAAGAAACTGCAACTGAATTAGGCGCACCAGGCGCTCTATAAATAAGTCGTATATTACTACATAAAAAAAGCCGCTAATGCGGCTTTTCTTTTTTATATTGAATAGGTTATTCGTATGCAATAACAAACCTAGTATTTTTATCTACTGACAAAACAACGTGAACTGCGTCTCGATATTGATCATTGTCATTTGTTACTAAATATGCCTTTGCTTCCCAATCTCTATTTTTTAGTAGCGTACAGTATTGTTCTAATTGAGATCGTACTTGTTCTTCAACATTAACTATATCAAAATCTTCACTAAACTCAAATAGGTAATTATCTTCATCGATTCCATACGCAGCTTCGCCTAAAACTGATCTATTTGGAGTCATTAAGGTCATTTTAATTTGAGATAATAAAAGTTGCATCTCTTCTTGTTCAACCATTGACTCTTCAGTATAACCTGGTTCGTTTTCGTGTTTTATGTAAATATCTGTAATCATATTAGAATCTCATTGTATACATCCACCCGGCAGAGTTTTCACCTTTAATTGCCTCTAAAACTGCAGTCATTTCAGTATCAGCCTTTGTTACTAAGTTAGTATAGTTTATTTTAACATCTCCAGGCAAAACATAGTCGAATGTTGTAATCATTTCCCCAAGTCTTTGCTTAGATTTTGCTCTACAGTATCGTTGAAACATTTCATCTTCATAAAGATTAGATGGATCAATCTTTTTTGCAACTTCAAGAACAGCGCCTCTTTTTGGAGTTCGACCAAGCACCATTAATTGTTTGGTGTTTTTATTATAATCATATGCAATTGTGTCTAATAGAAATGCTCTAGTTAGATCCAAAAATGAAAACATTACTGTTCTATACATTAACGATTCTCCAACAAATGGAGTTAAGTACATTTCTGCTCCAACGAATTTATTTTCTCCGAAATCTCGGTCCATCGTTGAGAACACAGAAGCTCCAGTTGGTTCAACTGCTTTATGTACAAATTGTACGCAATCTGGAAGTGTAATAGTACGGCTACTTGTAAATTGACCGGCCGTAAATACTTCAGTTGGAATTTGCAAATACGCTTTATCTAGAGCATACTGCCAATTATCGTAAAAGAACACCTCGGCGTTTTTAATTACCCTTTCTACCTCTTTGGTTGGAAGTTGATATGGAAGGGACCCCGAAAACGTTACTTCATCAATAATATCTGATATTAATTCTTGTCTAGTCACGCGATTTGCGTTATTTTATTTAGGCAGTAGGCGCCTGAGCTGCAGCAAGTTTAGCGGCTTCAGCTTTCTTTTTATCTTCTTCTGTTTTGGCTTTAGTAACCTCAGCAATTTTTAATTTAATTGCATCAAGTTCCTTTTGCGAGTCTAACACTTTTTGCATTGCAGCAGCTTCTTGTTGGTTTAACGCAACTAAATCTGCAGCAGCATCTTCGTTTAGTCCAAAATAGTTTTGAAATGACTTAACCATTGTAGTTTTATTCTTTTTGTTATTTATCGGAAATATAGTCCGAAAAAGTTTTTATACGGCTTGTCCCAGATCCTGGATTTGCTCCAAGTTCCTGTCTTCCGCCTTTATACATGCCCCATTGTGCAGGTACTCGTATAGTTCCGCCAACTCTTTGTGGAGCTCGCTCTGGTGGTAAATCATCCATATCTGGATTACTTTTCTTGCGGTCTCTGAGTAATTCTGGGGTTAGCAGGTCCTCTTCAATCTTTCCGCCTAATATCATCCAAACCTTTTTGGGATCCTTTCCTTCAGGGATCCCCTGTGAAAACTTATCAAAATCTTGTGCTAACCAAAACTCTCTCATTAAGGTTCCAGATACACCGTCTTCATCTCCTTCTGCACCAGAGTTTCCTCCAAATTCAGGACGAGCGGTTTCAATTCGGTTAATTTTAGAGATACTGCCTTTCCACTTTTCCATAGCTGCCCAGCGAGGCATATCTTTATCGGTTGCATAGAGATTAACGACTGTATTTGGTGCATATTGAGTTTTACCAAGCGATTCAACAAATTCATAACCACTTCTAACTGGAGTAACCTCTGCCAGGTGAAGTTCAACATTGTCAAAGTCTTCAAGATAATAATCTAATACATCTTGTGCAGCCTTTCCAGTAATACCAGCCATTTCAGTTTTTGAAATAAAAACATGAACCTCGTCATTTTCTTCAGCAATTTTTGCAATTGCTTCATAGTGACCAGTATGAGGTGGTTTAAATTTACCACTAAAAATACCAACCGTTCTAATATCTAATTTTGGAACTTGAGTACGACCAATTTTTCTGGTCTTCATTGTAATTTCTTCAAATTCGTCTTCTAGACTTTTTGCAAGTTCCAAATTTTTACGATCATCGTCATAAAAAGTAAAGTGTCTAAATCCTTTAGTAATTAACTTTCGGAACGCCTCTTTTTTCTTTTCAGCAATGGTTCCTTCAAATCCAAATTCTGGATCACTAACTGCATAGATTAATTTGGGGTGAATATCGATCCCATGGGATAATAGAAATTCTCTGACTAGTTTCTTATTATCTCTAGCTGTAATAATTCCGACAGCTGTTCCAGATTCATACGCAGAACGTAATATGTTAAGTACCCATTCTACTAATCTTCCAGCCTTTAAAATATTAGCATCATTAAATTGATTATAGTCTACTTCGTGATGTGGTTCCTTTTCGTATTCATTAAACTCTTGTGGAGTAAGATCAAAGGTTTCACCAGTAAGTGCATCCTTAACTAGGATCTTTGCATTAGTGACAACTAGCGTGTCATCTAAATCAAATATGATAATTGAGTTATCTCTAGAAAATGCCATTTCGTTTACTCTTTGCACTGGCTTACTATTTTTTATTATTTATTTAGCCAGTTATTCAATGTAAATATACTAATCCTGGCTCAATAAAAGCAAAAAACGCAAAGCATCGTGGCCTTGCGTTTTTCGAACAGTTTCTTCCAAATGGTAAGATCCTTATATTTCTTTCTTAATTTGTTCCATTGCCTCTTCATACTGTTGTGGAGTTACTTTAATTTCAGCAGCTTGCTGCTCCTTTGACATTGATAATGCGCGTTCTTGATTATTAGTATCAGCAATCCATTGTGCAACCTTTGAATAAATTGCATCTTCTGATTCTTCAGACTCGTTTACATCCGTATGGTCAGACTCACTCATTGCGCATTCCATTAGACCATTTTTATAACATCCAATCGCTTCAGCAACATATTCATTGTATTCAGTTGGAGTTTGATCATTATGGATTTCTAATGCTTCA